TAGCTGTATTCGGGGCTAATCAGGTCGGTAATCAGGTCTGCATCGCCCTGCGGGATAGCTCCGGTCTGCAACCACTCTCGCATCCGCCCCCAAATCTCCGCCCGCTTGTTGTAGTAGGTGTCGCTGTCAGTGGGGCTTGACCCCATCTGCACCTCAATGACCTTGAACCCCCAAGCCTTCAGGTTATCGACCACGCCACCCCCGACACCGTTGCCGTCCACAAACACGGACTGCACCTGGTACTTCGTGGCAAGGTCCGCCACGATGCCTGCAAGTTGAACCGTGTCGATGCCCTTGAACTTCTGCCATGGGATAGACCGTGCATCGCGTCCCTTGCGAAACGCTATCACCGACTTGTCTTCCCCAAACCGCGCAACGTCCACCCCCATCAACAACGGCGCGCCAGGGTCAGCAATGATGTCCCGTGTCGCCGCGCTGTACGCCTGGTCTTTTCCGATGAACTGGTTCGACCCTTTGTTGGGGAACTCGCCCTTGACCTCCACGCGGGCTTCGTCGCTGTCGTCCCCGTACTGCGCGATGATCTTGTCGAACGTCCCTCTGTCCGTCCCCTCCACCGTCCGCGAGTCGATGTTGCGGCACCGCCAAAAGTTTCGGTCTTTGTGAAAGCACTCGAAGAACGCACCTGAGTTGCGGCGTGGATTGGAGAACACGAACCAGTACCTGTCAGGGATAGGTTCGGTGAAGAAGCCTTCAGACACTGTCCAAATCGGTTTCGGGATACCGCTGGCCTCGTCCATAATCAGCATCACGCCGTGATGGTTATGGATACCGGCAAAAGCGTCAGGGTTCTCCTCGCTCCACAATTGAGCGGCAGCGTACCAATACCCTGGGTCAATTTTCAAATCGCGTTGAACTGCTGCGCTGAACCACTCTGCGGGACGCAGCGACATGGCGTGCGTCTCCCACCAGTGCGAATTGATCGCCATCGACACCCACTTGCCCAGCTCGGCCATGGTGCGGGAGCGCAACTGCTGCTCGGTGTTTGCGGTAACAATCGTTGTGCTGCCGATGCGTGTGGACATGAACCATAGGGTGAGCATCGAAACAAGGGCGGACTTGCCAATGCCTCGGCCTGAGGCGTCGGCAGATCGCCACATTTCCATCAACGCCCCTTGAGCGCGGCGCATGTCGTTGGCCTGGATGTGCTTCTCCATCTCCTGGAAAGTTTCCAGCTGCCAACCCCTCGGTCCCTTGGCGTGTTCAAGGGGTGTGCCTGCCTTGCCCCAGGGAAAAGCGAATAGGGAGAAGTTGAGCGGGGAGTTGTAAATCTCAGGGCTCCACAGCTCCAGCATCAACTGTTCTTCGCCTTTGGAGTCGTAGATTGCTTGTTGCTTAGCCATGTTACCGTAACAACCTTTCGTGCGAAATTTTTAAAAAAATTTGTGCGGCTTAGGTACCCGTTAAAATTGCCCGCCGCGATTTTTTAGGGGTACCCCCCACCCCCACCCCCCTTCGGCGTTTTTGCCGCCCTACGAAAATATATCCGGCGCCGCGTTCTCTTGCGGGTCGTGCGATTGTTTATCGCTTGCGCCGTCTATTATTTTATGTTCAACATCAATGACTTGTGATTGTGCGCTGTTGTGCTGGTAGCTAACTGGTAGCAGGCGGGCGCGTGCTTCGGCCAGCGTGGTGCCTATATCAATTGTTTGTGTGACGTTTAGATCAATCCTATCACCGTACCGCTTGGCGTGCAGTTTTGACGCAAGCCACTGCCTAACCTGAATCTGATTGCGCGCCTTGGCCGCATCGTTCTCCGTGTCGGCTATGGTAAGCGCCTCATCAGCTAGAATATCGGCGCGAATTTCGACGGCCCGGGCGTAAGCAATTGCCGCCTGCTTATCACCTCGCAACAGGTGGTGGAATTTACTAATCGTTATATCGCATTGTTTTACGGCGTCTTTTAGCGAACTGCCCGCAAGGATGCATTCGATCACGCGATCAACAGTGGTTGTTTTAAGTGTGATTGCCGTATCCATAATGGGTATTATAACAATTTGTGCGCCGCAAAACAACGTTGCATTTTGTTGTTGCGTTCAGCGCAACATGAGGGTATATTGTAAACATACCGCAACAACGCGGTTGTAAATGGAGAACACACCATGGCAAAAGAATTATTATTTTGCGGACACGTTGAAAGCGCACACAGCGCTATCACCAGAGGGTATGGCATAGATAGCGATGGCAACAAACATTGCTATGACTGTTGTTTAGCTATAGAGGTTGCGGCAATGCGGCGAGATAAAAAGGCGATCCTGTATCTAATCGACAACAACAGGGTAACTAATTGGATAGGGAACCTTTCTATAAAGATAGGAACAATTAAAAAATCTTCTCACAACATAGCTAGGAATAGGTATGATTTTTGGTTTGTTTTTGATGGCCACGTATGGCACGGCGTGCAATATGGCGCCAACACGCAAATCGCCCATTGCAAGCAAACAAAAACCCTAGCCTAACACCAACAACACTAAAGGATCAAACACCATGACAACAAAACTTGAAAATCTAATTTACGCCATGCTTACAGAAAATACCGGCGCACACCCCCTAGATAGCGGCGGCGCTTGTGGCCGGGGTTGGCAACGCAACGCCAAAATGACGATTGAGGATTTTAAGCGATCCCCATCCGCAACATTGCATGTTTCAAACTTTGCGGATGACCACGGGGCGACAAAATGGGATTGTCACCCTACTGTTTCGCTTTTTCACGCTATGGCCAACACGTTAGAATTAGATGATTTTTGCAATCAATTCAACGCGCTACCTTGCCCTGATTGGGATGGCGACTATTACGGCGTGAGCCAAAGCCAAAGCGAATGGTTAAGCGATAATGAATTCACCGCCATGGGTGAAGGGTTTAACACCTATAACGACGGCGACAACGTGCTATCCCAAATTTTACAGGGGCAATTGATGGATCGGGATCAAGAGACTTACCTATTGCTACAGATCCACAACGGTTGCGACGCGCGCGGGGGTTACACTGACGCTAAATTGTTTAAGCTGAACAGTGAAGAAACGATTTATAACCTATTAGGCGGCGCCTGTTCCTTTTGGGTTGATGATAAAACCTTGGATTGGCGCGGTGAATGGATCAATCAAGACGGCAGTTGCGCTAGTGATTCAGAGGTTGCCGCATTTTGCGAAAAAATAGGCGCGGGCACGCATAACGGCGACGCCTACTTTAGCTATTAGCTCAATCTGGCCGGGTAGGCCGCCAACACTAACACAAGGGAGAACACACCATGATTAACCAAACCAAAACAATTGAGAAATACCGCATTTGGTGGAGCACCACCGATATGAAGGGCAAGCCTGCATCATCTTGTGAATGGGATTTTGAGGAAAGCAAATGGCAACATGAAAGTCACAAATCCGATCATGTTTTTCACACGGGCGACTATGAAACAGCCCTGGACGTTTTCAATCAAGAGTTTAAGACTCAGAAAGAAAAAGGAACGCCTTTCAAGATGACTTTGGCCAAAGAGGTTTGCTTGTTTATTTACGACAAAGACGATGATGGGTGGATTTTTGATTCAAGCGAAACTACGCCTCTTATCACAAAAACCCATAAGGATTAAACCATGACAAACCAATTCACCCACAAGCACAGCTGGCCGGCAGATAAGGCCAGGATCGTGGATAACCTAGCCGGCAAGCCATGCTACAGCAGCACATCGCCAACGGCTTTGATGGAGGGCAAGCCGCTGATACGTTAGCTGCTCTGGCCAAAGTTAACCGCTTAACAACACCGAACCAGTAGGGGGACACCATGACTGAAAATCTAAAAACCTGCTACCGCTCAGAATTGATCGACGGCAAAAGATATTATCGTGGCATGGTCAAAGTGACTTGCTCAAAAGATTTTCATTATTTTGTAAAATCCGATTGCCCCGGGCGCTTAACAAAAAACGACGCTTTGATCGACGCCGAAAACCTAGCCGCTGAATTGGCTGGCAATTCTGATTATTAAACCTACCCCCCAAAACCCCAACCCCCGTTGCCCTTAAAGGCGCGGGGGTTTTTTGTATCCCGCACTAAAACCCTCAATAGCCCCTTAATCGAACAGGGGAGCCCGCTGGTAGCTTTTGCCCTTTGTTTGGGGTGTTGGGTAGGGGGACACCCTCAAACCCTATCCCTTGCCTTTCCCCTGTAGCCCTGCAAACACCTTGACGCGCCCCGTGCACCGCAACCCCCATCGCGGAGGGAGAGACAGCCCCATAACGCCAACGGGGGTGGATCTGCACATCCTTCACCCCACTACCCGGCACCCGTCACCCCACTACCCGGCATCCTTCACCCCACTACCCGGCACCCGTCACCCCACTACCCGGCATCCTTCACCACACTACCCAACATCCTTCACCGCACTACCCAACATCCTTCACCGCACTACCCGCCCGCCTTCAACCAACGCCAGCCTTCACCACACTACCCGCCCACCTTTAACCACCGCCTGCCCTCAACCAACCAGTAACAGGCGATCCACGGCCAAAACGGGCAAATTAGAAATTAGAACCGAAATAGAACCGAAATAGAAAAAAAAAAATCCCTAAAATCATATACTTATCTATATATTTCTATATTTCTATATTTTATAGAGTAAATCAGTAAAACATAACGTAGTAACATATTCTCCCACATGGTGGTTTGTTACTGTAACACTCTCCCGCACATTTTTTCACAGCAACTTGAAAATGAATTAGAAAACTAGAAAAATAGAAACGGTCATATTTTACAACCGCTTAGCTCCTCTATTTTGCTTTCCACCAAATTAGAAAATTAGAAAAATAGAGCGAAACGCCCAAAAACCATGTTACCGTAACACTTTTTAACCCCTAAACGATGTTACCGTAACAACTTTTCGCCACCGAAATTTTGTTACGGTAACATGCAACCGACACCAATCGACTTGTTACCGTAACACCACAACGTAACAACTTTTAATCTGGCACAGCCAGCGCCGTAACAATCGCCGCAATTCTCTGCGCATCCGCTTTGGTTAATACAGCAGGCAAGCGGAGGTTGGCTATTGCGCCGCCAGCCAATGGGACGGGAATCTCAACATCCCCCTGCCCGACGACAATGGTCGTGTCGCCCCGTGGCGTTTCGAGTGAGGAATATAACGGATGCGCCCCTGCGTGGCGCAGTACCTCGTCAACCTCAACCCCGATATAATTGGCTATCTCTGCGGCCTCAGCCACACTCATCTTTCTACGACCGCGCAACATCAGGCTCACCGCAGCTGGGTCCAACCGCAATCTGGCCGCAAGCTGGCGCTGGGACAATTGTTTGTCCGCAAGGCGATCCTGAAACCATCGCGTGTCTATTCTCTCTTGGACATCAGTGTTCACGGTTTACCCCTCGGAGTCAACGCTACAGTTGTTACCGTAACATCAGGCTGTGGACAAAGCAAGCGCAACTGTCAGATTCTCAATGGTATTTTATAAATACACATAAAATCGCATCAAAGGGGTTGCGGTAATCACAATGTTTTGATAACCTTAGCTCAACAACACTTAAGATTTGAGAGGAACAAATCGTGCCGAAACAGCGCAACCTAGGCCAGTTTGGCCGCCCCACTTACAATCAAGCCGCCAAGGTAATCGCGCGGTTTGGCTCTGAGGCCAAGCTGGCCAACGCGATTGGCATTAGCAGGATCAGCTGCTTCCGCTGGCAGTACAAGAGGCCTGCGGGAAGTGACGGGTTAATCCCAACGCTTCAGATCGCCAAGATTAAGGCGGTGGCCAGAGCGGAGGGCATTCTCATCCGCGATGAGGATTGGGTGCCTGAAATCAACAATTGGGACGGTGAGACGGGCGAGCTGGCCAAGGTTACCCGCAAGCGCAAAACCCTGGCCGAGCTGTTGTCATGACCCGCGTTATTCTGGGTATCGACCCTGGCGTGCAAGGCGGCTTTGCTATCCTGGACGCCGAGACAGGCAAGTTGGTGGACGCGCAACCGTTTCCTTTAACGGATTCTTTTTACCGTGGGAAAAGCGCCAAGCGGCTGGATGGGTACAAACTGGCTACGCTGCTGGATCACCACATGGCCTTGGCGGATGGGGAGATGCAGGCCGTGGTTGAGGCGGTGAGTTCCCGCCCGCGCCAGGCTGGTCAATTTCAGTTCGGCATCAACACCGGCATTATTCATGGCATCCTTTATGCGCATGGCATTCCATTCACGCTGGTGGCGCCTGCCACCTGGAAATCGTTTTTCGGGATCAAGCGTGAGGAAGGCGAAACCAAGCAGGATAAGAAGTCGGAGGCCAGGGAGCTTGCGGCCAGGCTCTACCCCGAACACGCCGACAAGTTCCGCCGCATCAAGGACGATGGGGTGGCGGAGGCGGTGCTTATCGCTTTGTCCCGCGTGGGGCAATGACACAACAAACAATGGAGGAAACCAATGACTAAAATTAAAAACATATACGGCGAAGTGATTTTCACCAGTGCCAATCGTAATGACACGTCCAAGGAGTCTGTGGAGCAAGCTGTGGAAGCCAATGTTAGTTTGATGAAGGCTAAACTGCGGGATGCTAACCTGCAGGAGGCTAACTTGCGGGGGGCTAAACTGCGGGAGGCTGACCTGCAGAATGCTGACCTGTGGAGGGCTAACCTGCAGAATGCTGACCTGTGGAGGGCTAACCTGCAGAATGCTGACCTGCGGGGGGCTGACCTGCAGGACGCCCAAATGCAGAGGGCTGACCTGCGGGGGGCTAAACTGCAGGGGGCTAACCTGCGGGGGGCTGACCTGCAGGGGGCTGACCTGGGGGGGGCTAAACTGCAGGGGGCTAACCTGCACAATGCAAAAATTACAATAGGAAACAGAGTGTTTACACTTAAGGAGGAAACAAATGTCGCGCCTGAGGTTTGGAAATACGGCCCTGTTTTCAGCAAGCTGTACAGAGCGATGCGGGGTTTTGGTGGCCGGCGCATAAAAGCGCCTATTGTAGATTTATTTTTTAGGAAGGACTGATGGGTAAACTTATTCTTGATTTGTACGAGTCGCTTTGGCTGGATGAAAATGGCGATTTGCATTTTGTTTCAATGAATGGCGGCAGAGCTGGGGCGAATTGGCGGTTAATAGCAACGAACCCTGACCTTAGAGGCAAATCAATCGAAATTTCACAGGAAAACGGGGAGAACGACTGATGACTGATAAACCAACACCAATGCCCGATGAGATGGTGCGTGGTATGATAGAAAATAGCAATGAAACGCTGAAAGCAATAAAGGAAATCCGTGGCGGAGATAATCTACCAATCAGATATTTAGTGGGGCTTGCACCTGAGGGGTGTCCCAACCCAATGGTACCGATTCTTCCATCTGGAGAATGGGGCGGGATGTGTATTGGTGAATATGAACCACAAAGCACTGAAAGGACTGATTGATGACAATAAAAACTAACTGGAACGAACCTGGTATAAGGCTGGCTAGCGAGGGTATAGCTGGGCTTCTTCACCGACGGGTGGCCTTTACCCTTCGCGATGCAATCATGGAAGTAAGGGAGCGGCTATCGACCGCACGCGAATTCAACAAACCAAGTAAATTTTATCGGTATATATCACCAGTGGGGCGCATTTCAAATCTCAACTCAGATTGTTTGAGGGTTGCTAAAATTGAATTGGTAGAAAAGAAGTTGGTAGAGCTTTTGGTTTTTGTTCTTGATTGGGAAAGGGATACGCTTGATGACTAACAAAGAAATGATAGCTACGGAAGTGCGAGCCTATTGGGAAAAATTAAAAAGGCCGACTACCCCCGCAATACCAACGACCGCCGCCGAAGGCGTTATAATTATTCTTCATAACTCAGCAAGCGGCGCTGAAGCTGTTGTGGCCGAGTTCACCGATAAAAAACTTAGGGTTCTAGCTTTGAAAGACGGAGAAGCTAAAATCTTGAAACAGTTCGATACACCTTTTGACTTGGAAGAAATCTTTGACTTAAAAGTTATGATTTGGATGCCCACCGAGTGGACTTTGTGCGCGGCAATAACCCACCCCGATCACCCCCCTATGATTTTGCATTGGCGCGCAATAATCGGCTGGTCTTTCACATCTTTCGCAAAATTTGGCATTTGTTAAAAAGAAGAAAGCAAACTTATGACTAACACAAACAACACCCTCGCCGACACGTTAAACGAGCGCGGTAAGCGTTATGGCAATTTTGCTGACCAGGCAGCTATCGCACAAGCGATCAAAGCCGCCATGTACAGCGCCTGCGACTCATCCAAACTTGCTCCCGATCAACGGGAAGCCTTGGCCATGATAGCCAACAAGCTCGGTCGTATCCTGAATGGAGACCCGAACTACGCCGACAGCTGGATGGACATTGCTGGCTACGCGAAGCTGGTGGCAGACAGATTGGAAGCTGTAAGCGGCGAAAAATCTACAACATCTAATCTGTAAAAAGATCATCGAACTTTATGCTTGAAACACCCTTCCCCTATCAGTTAGACGGCGCAGCGTTCCTATCAAAAATGCCACAGGCCTTGTTGGCCGACGAGATGGGGCTGGGTAAGAGCGCGCAAGCTATCATCGCGTGCGACCTGGTTGACGCAGAGAACATCCTGGTTGTGTGCCCCGCCGCCGTGCGCATCAATTGGTCGCGGGAGTTTGACCGATTCAGCGACCGCCGCAGGCCGTGCACGCTGATCCTGACAGGTAAAGACGCGCCTGCGCCTGGCGTTAACGTCGTGTCCTACGACCTGCTGGCCAGCAACGAGAAGCTGCGCAACAATCTGAAGTCGCGGGAGTGGGACGTGCTGGTGATTGACGAGGCGCACTTCCTGAAAGAGCGCAGCGCCAAGCGCACGAAGGTTTTGTACGGCCACAACCAGCACCCAGGCTTGATGCACAAAGCCAAGCGCACATGGCGGTTGACTGGCACGCCCATGCCAAACAACGCCTCAGAGCTTTACACCCATTTGCGATCAGCGAAAATTGTCAACCAACCCTATTGGGATTTTGTGTACCGATTTTGCGCAGGCTTCGACAGTGACTACGGCTACAAAATTACAGGCCACAAGAACACTGACGAACTCAAAGCATTGCTAAACCAATTCATGTTGAGACGAAAGAAGGATGACGTCATGAAACAATTGCCCCCCATCACCTTTTCAGAAGTGACTGTTGATCGTAGCGAAGTCCAGCTCGACCCGTGGTTCTATGAGAACTGGGTGTCGATAGGCGTGCCCGCGTTCCTCGATAACCTCAAGAACATTGACGAGAGTCTGAAGACCAGCCTGAACGCAATCAGAAGCGGCCACCACCACACCAGCAAGGATAGCCTGGAGCTGCTCAAAGCATATTCGAAAAGCACCTCAACGCTGCGGCGCTACATCGGCCTGGCCAAACTCCCCCGCGTCATCGACATCCTGAAGGAAGAACTTGAGACAGGGCAGATTGATAAGCTGGTCATTTTCGCCGTGCACAAGCAGGTCATTGACGAGACGCGAGACAAACTCCGCAAGTTCAAACCTGTCACCCTCTACGGCGGCACGCCCACGGCCAAGCGCCAGCAGAACATCGACAAGTTTCAGAACGAGCCAAGTTGCAGGGTGTTCATCGGCCAGATTGTGGCGGCGGGCACCGGCATCACATTGACCAGTGCGCGGGAGGTGGCCTTTATCGAAGCCGATTGGGTTCCCGCGAACAACGCCCAGGCAGCAATGCGCTGCCACCGGGTGGGGCAAACCAGACCTGTGCGTGTGAGGTTTTTCACATGCGCTAGTTCCGTGGACGAGGACGTCATGCGCGTCGTTGTCCACAAGACAAGAGAAATTGCAAAAATCATGGATTGACAGTTGCGATATTCTCAAGTCATTGTTACACTCTCAACATCACGAAATGGAGATGCAAATGCAAATCACCGTAACCTTCGACACCGCTGACCTGACAGACAATAAAATCCTGTCGGTGATGCTTGCCAATCTTGAAAAGTTGGCGAACGACGAGCCGCCTGTGGCCAACGACACCAAGAGCCGCGCGCGGCGGGTCAAGATACAGACCCAGAAGCCTGAGCCTGTGCAAGCTGAGGTCGTAGAGGAAGAACCCGCAAACGACGACCAGTTGGTTTTGGATTTGGGCGACGAGCCTCAGCCTCAACCCCAGCTGGACGCGAGCGAGCCTGCCACCTACACGCTGGATGACATCCGCGATGCGTTGCAGACCTACACAGCGGCCAAGGGCGTACCCGCTGGCGTCGAGCTGCTTAAGAAGTATGGGGCGGTTCGTTCAAGCGAGTTGGCCGAACAGCACTACGCCTCCTTCATCAAGGAGTGCGCATCATGAGCAGCACGTTACGTGGTTACGACAGGCATAAAAGCGACTATTACGTCACGCCTAAATGGATAATCAGGGAGCTGTTTGACGCCCTCCCTGAACTGTTCGACGACATGGACGGGAGGCTGGCGTTAGACCCATGCGCAGGTGGCGGTTCAGTCAATCTCAGTGAGGTCTTCACCATGCCTTACCCCGACGTGTTGGCGGAATACGGGTGGGATGACGTGATTACGCTGGACATAAGAGAAGATTCGCACGCGGACATCAAGGCGGATTTCCTGACCTGGAACAACCCTGACAACCTGGACTTCGACCTGATTATCACGAACCCGCCATTCGCTATCGCCGAGGAAATAACCCGGAAGGCGTTGGAACTGGTGGATCAGGAGAGCGGCAAGGTCATCATGCTGCAACGATTGAACTGGCTGGGCAGTGCGGCGAGGGATGACTTCTTCACCGACTACCCACCCACCACCATCGTGATGCACGCGCGCCGCCCGTCTTTCGGCGGCACGTCGTCAACAGACAGCGTGGAGTACGCCCATTTCATCTGGGACAACACCGACCGCTCGGGCGTGACAAACTTTGTGCGTGTCCGCGCTGACAACTCTAGGAGTAAGACGGAGTGAGGATTAACAGATGCTTTGGAAACTGACGCACCGCTTGTTTGGTTACGATTACCTCGCCTGGAAGAGTTTCAACTCAGGCGGTGTAGCGCGGATTCGCAGGTCAAGGGACGGTGCGGTCTATTTCATGGACGACCACAACGAGCCGCAGCAGTTGCTTGGGTACCCCGCGTTCTATCTTCAGGACGGTTTCGGCGGGGTAGTTTTGTACCATGTGTTGTTTCTGACTTGCTCGCCAGAGAAGTATCTACCACGTTGCGATTTTCGCACTTACCATTGAGGATTTCCAATCTTATGAGCCACGCAAAACTATCGCCAAGCGCCGCAGAGCGTTGGATGACATGCCCAGGCAGCGTTGTGTTGTCGCAAGGTATGCCGAACAAATCGAGCGTGTTCGCTGAGGAAGGACGCCAGGCGCACGAGATAGCCGAAGCGTTGTTGCGCGGCGAACTGGTGAACGCTGAACGCGCCACGCTCGATAACGTCGCCAGTTACGTCAACCACGTTCGTGAACTTGCTGGTGTGCGTCACGTCGAGCAGAAGGTGGAGGTCAACGCCGACATCTACGGCACTGCCGATGCAGTGGTGTGGCAGGAGGAAGACCGCCACCTACACATCGTTGATCTCAAATACGGCGCGGGCGTGCCTGTCGAAGTCCACGGCAATCTGCAACTTAAAATCTATGCGCTGGCCACGCTGCTTACGTTTGGCTACCCCGCGCAGCAGGTGACGGCCACCATCGTGCAACCGCGTTGCCCGCACCCCGACGGGCCAGTGCGCTCGGTCACCTTTGATGTTGTGGACTTGATTGATTTGCACGCCGACCTCAGCGCAGCGGTGTCGGTGGTGGGCGACGCCGAACAGCACGCGCCAGAGGCGTTGCTGAACGCAGGCTTCCTGGTTCCAAGCGAGAAGGGTTGCCGCTGGTGCCGCGCCGCGTCTGTGTGCCCCGCGCTGAAGCGCAAGGCGCAGACCTTGGCCAAGCAGGTGTTCACCAAGGGCGAACCCTACGACCCTAAAGCGTTGGCGGAGACACTCGACTTCCTGCCTATCCTGGAAGGCTGGATCAAGAACACCCGCGAGTTCGCTTACGAAGAAGCGGAGAAGGGTAAGCCCATCCCCAATTGGAAGTTGGTTGAGAAGCGGGCGACTCGCAAGTGGCGCTCTGATGGGGAGGTTGCCCAGGCGCTGAGCGCTTACATCCCCACCTCTGAATTATACGAGCGGAAAATCATCAGCCCCGCTTCGGCAGAGAAGCTGCTGCCAAAAGAACACCGCACGCTGCTCGATGAGCTGTGCGTCAAAGAATCATCAGGGCACACCCTGGTGAGTGAGTCGGACAAACGTCCGGCTATCCGTGTGGATGCCAAGTCGGCATTTGCGAACTTGTAACTTTGAAGAAGGAAAAAATCATGGCTGACAAGCTAATCACCCCGGAGTTTCGCGCTGCTTACGCAGGGCTTTTCCGTGCAACCGCACCTAAGGAGAACCCGAATGGGGCAAAGAAGTACTCCATTCGCGCAGCATTTCCACCTGAGGCTGACATCAAAGACCTAAAGGCGGCGTGCGCACAGGTAGCTGCCGACAAGTGGGGTAAGAATGTTCCCAAGACGATGCGGTCGCCGTTTCGTTTTAACGAGGAGCTGGACAACCCCATCCCAGGTATCGGCGGCGACTGGGTTGTCATGACGTTCAGCGCGAACGAGGATCGTCGCCCTGGCGTCGTTGACGCAACCGTGCAGGACATCATCGACGAGTCCGAAGTGTACAGCGGGGCATGGTTCCGTGCGCAGGTGCGGCCATACGCCTACGACCAGGCAGGAAACAAGGGCATCGCCTTTGGCCTGGAGAATGTGCAGAAGACACGCGACGATGACGCCCTTGGCAGCGGTCGTATCCCCGCAAGCAAAGTGTTCGAGAGCTTCGGCTCGCCGATTGCTGCAAGCAGCGCAGGCGCGCTGTTCGATTAGATAATACTGCTTCCATTTATGCGACCCTTCGGGGTCGCTTTTTTCTTATCAATGAAAATCATGACTACCCTTCACCTCGACTTTGAAACCTACAGCGCCGCTGACTTGCCCGTTGTTGGGCTGGATAATTACGCCAGCGACCCGACAACGGGCGTGCATTGTGTCGCGTGGTGTTTCGGTGATGGTCAGGTGCAGCTCATCGGCGCGTCCTCGCAAGGTTGGCCGCAGCTACCCGACGAGATAGCGACCCACGTTCGCAACGGCGGCACGGTCGTCGCGCACAACGCGGCCTTTGAGTTGGCGATATGGAATAAAGTGTGCGCCCCCAAATACGGTTGGCCGATCCTCAGCCCCAAGCAAATGCGCTGCACAATGGCGCAAGCCTACGCCATGTCGTTGCCAGGTAGCCTGGAAAAAGCGGCAGCGGCGCTCGGCATTCAGCAGAACAAAGATATGGTCGGCGCCCGCGTGATGATGCAGCTGGCCAGACCAAAACCCGACGGCACTTTTTGGACGGCGGAAGACGTGCCTGAAAAATTCCAACGCCTTTACGATTACTGTAAGTCGGACGTCGAGGTAGAACGAGCCATCGACAACCGCATGATGCGGCTCTCCGAACAGGAGCAGCACGTCTGGGTTCTTGACCAGTTGATAAACCAACGCGGCATTCGCGTTGACCTGCCCGCCATTCAGAAAGCCATCGCCATGGTGGAACAAGAGAGGGCGCGGCTCGACAAGGAGATGCTGTGCACCACGGGCGGCGTCGTCGGCAAGTGTTCGGAAGTTCAACTGCTGGTGAAGTGGATACGCACGCAGGGCGTGGAGATTAAAGGACTGGCCAAAGCCGACGTTCTCGATGCGCTCACGGGCGAGCTGCCCCAACCTGTGCGCGACGCCCTGGCGCTGAGGAAAGAGGCGGCCAAGTCTTCGACCGCCAAACTCTTGGCCATGAAGAACCGCGCCAGTCGTGACGGTCGTGTGCGCGGGTGCTTCCAGTATCACGGCGCATCGACAGGCCGTTGGGCGCATCGCGGTATCCAGCCTGGCAATTTGCCGCGCCCGCGCAAGCTGACCAACGACGACAATCATAACGCACGCCTTGTCTATCACATCAACGAACTCATCGCCGCAGGTGCGCGTGACGAGCTTGATATTTTGTACGGCCCAGTGATGGACGCTCTGGCTGATAGCGTGCGCGGTATGATTATTCCCAACCCAGGCTACGAGCTGGCGGCAGTGGACTTCAGCGCCATTGAAGCGCGGGTGTTGGCGTGGTTGGCGGGGCAGGAAAACGTGCTCGACATCTTTCGCACGCACGGCAAGATTTACGAACACGCGGCCAGCGGTATCTATCGCAAGCCTATCGAAGCCGTCACCAAGTCGGAGCGTCAGATAGGTAAGGTCGCCTGCTTTGGTGCGCAAACGCAAGTGGTGACGAACAACGGCATCAAAGCTATAATCGATGTATTACCGACTGATTTATTGTGGGACGGCGTTGAGTGGGTAAAGCATTGCGGGGTGGTAGAAAACGGTGTGCAACCGGTTGTTCGTGTGGCAGACACAGAAATGACGCCCGACCATTTGGTGTTGACGGGTCAGGATTGGACGCCAGCGCAAAGACTTATTTCCAACGCAAGTACCCTCTCCCTAGCATTGGCGACAGGTTCGGAGAACTTACCGTCCTCGGTCTCGATAAGAGGCGCCGAAACGGACAAACCCGATATTTCATCAAGGTGCAATGCTCCTGCGGCGCAGATCCACACTTTGTTTATGAGGACAATCTGCGAAGGGGCGCGTCAACCCGGTGCGGCAGATGCGCCAAGAAGAAGGCGGCGCTTTATCGAACGACCCATTACCCATGCGCCAGCATCGTTGCCGATCAGAAGCACAGGAAGCGGCTGCTTACTCGCATATCCGCATGTATCAGTCGGTGCCACAATCCCGACAACAAGGGTTACATCCACTACGGGGCGCGGGGAATATCCGTGCACGAGCCGTGGAGGAAAGACCGAGTGCAATTCCTGGCCTACCTCATCACACTCCCAGGGTGGAACAACCCCGCGCTGGAGTTGGATCGCATCAATGTTGACGCAGGTTATGAACCTGGAAATCTTAGGTTCATTTCGCGCTCTGCGAACGCTTGCAACAAACGCAAAATCGGAGATTTGCAAGCCAGAATCAGCTGGCTTGAAGCCAGTCTTCGACATTGTGAATGCGGGGCCAAGGCACAGGTTCACCATCCTAACTAGCGATGGCCCGCTTATCGTCCACAACTGCCTTGCGCTAGGGTATGGCGGCGGTGTCGGCGCCTTCCAGTCCATGGCGCGCGCATATGGCGTGAAGGTCGAAGACGCGCTGGCCGACGATATTAAGCGTGCGTGGCGCGACAGCCACCCCCACATCGTCAGTTACTGGTACGACCTTGAGCGCGCCGCCATTGCTGCTGTCGAGTTGGGCGGTGTGTGCGGAGCAGGTGCGCCTGGACGTGAGGTGCGATTCAAAAAGAATGGCAGCTTCCTTTGGTGCAAGCTGCCCTCTGGTCGCGTGCTTTGCTACCCGTACCCAGTCATCAAGGAGATTGAAACACCGTGGGGTGAAATGCGCGGCGCGCTGCATTTCATGTCGGTAAACGGTGTGACCAACAAGTGGGAAGAAACCAAAACCTACGGTGGGTCGTTGGCGGAGAACGTCACACAGGCGGTAGCCCGCGACCTGTTGGCCGAAGCAATTGTCCGTTTTGAGGAAGAAGGCATCAGCACCGTCATGCACTGTCATGACGAAATCGTTGCCGAAATTAAATCAGGCTCGATAACATTGGAAGAAATTGAACGCATCATGTGCGTCTCACCGACTTGGGCGGGAGGGCTACCCCTCGCCGCCGAAGGTTACATTGCAACCCGTTACCGAAAATAGGATTTGGAGGATTCATTATGAGCGACGAAATCGACATTGCATCTGAGCGTGAAGAAATGCTGCGCAGTCACGCGCTGCGCTATCGCAAGAGAGCTGGCCCCCCGTGGACGGGACGCTGCGCGAATTGCGACGACCCTGTGGAGATACCGTTGCGTTGGTGTAACGCGGATTGCAGGGATGAATGGGATGGTAGAGGAAAGAAATGAGCAAATTAGAAGCAGCACTGTCGTTGGCGCATCGCGGGTTCCATGTTTTTCCGTGCGAAGCCAACAGCAAAATACCTTTGATTAAGGATTTTCCCAACCGCGCTACCCGCGATGCGGATCAAATCCATAAGTGGTTTGCGGGTAACGATTGCAACATCGGTATCAGCACGTCGAAATTTGGCGATGACCTGGCGCTTTGCGTCATTGATATAGACACGAAGGGGAACAAGGATGGGTACGCACAGATCCTCGAACTCGAACTTAAAGGGTATGAATTTCCCGCCAGCATCGAACAAGAAACCCCCAGCGGTGGGCGACACATCATCTACACCACCGAGCATCCCCTCAAGCAAGGGGTCAACGTCCTCGGAGCTGGCCTCGATATTCGGTCAAGAGGAGGATACATCGTTGGAGAAGGAAGCCAGATTGACGGGAAGCCGTACCGACAAATCGACACCCACCGCCCACTGGCGTCAGCGCCAGAGTGGCTTGTCAGCCGATTGGGTCAAGACAAGTTTGAGGTGGCTCGCGCTTCTGTCGTTCTTGCTGGCGTGGATGCTGATAGGGCATCTAACCGCGCTGTTTCTTACCTGACCAACGCGCCGCTATCTGTCGAAGGCGAAGGTGGAGACCTGACCGCGTACAAGGTGGCGGCCAATCTGAAAGACCTTGGGTGTTCTGTCGAACAGGCCTACGAGCTGATGCTCGAACATTGGAACGAGCGCTGCGACCCGCCATGGTCGGGGGACGAACTTCTCAGCAAGGTGCGCCACGCTTTCAAGTATGGCCGTGACCCGCAGGGAATCTCCGCACCAGAAGCGGTGTTTATGGCGGCAACCCCCGCAAACGATTTCGACGACAAGCAGCATCCTGTTGAGGCGCTCAACGCCGAATACGCTTTCATCAAGGACGGGGCGTTTGTGTTGCAGGAGACGACCGACTTCAAAGGCCGCTTCACCACACTGCGTCTGTCGCCGCCCGCGCTGCACGCATGGTTCGCCAACAAGGTGCTGCCAATGGGAGACAAGGCGGTGCCGTTGTCAAAACTTTGGATGACAGACCCTGGTCGCCGTGAATACGACAGCGTGGTGTTCTCACCTTTGAACCAGGTGCAGGCACGGTTCTACAATCTGTGGCGTGGGTTCTCTGTTGAACCTGCCGCCACCAACGACCACCCATCGGTGGCAGCGTTTCGTGAACACGCATTGCACAACGTGTGCAACGGCGACGAAGCGTTGTGCCGTTGGTTGCTGGGGTATTTCGCGCACATGATCCAGCGCCCTGGCGAGAAGCCGTTGGTGGCGTTGGTGTTCAAAGGCGACAAAGGGACGGGGAAGAACGCCCTGGTCGAACGTGTCGGGCATTTGCTTGGCCCGCACTTCCTGGTTGCTGATGACGAGCGCTACCTGCTGTCGAACTTCAACAGCCACCTGGAGAGCAATCTGTTCTTCGTCCTGGACGAGGCGAGCTGGGCTGGCGACAAGCGCGCTGAAGGCAAGCTCAAAGGATTGATTACAGGTTCGGAGCATCTCATCGAGCGCAAAGGCGCGGAACCCTACAAGATGGATAACCTTGTCAGGGTCGCCATCATCGGCAACGAGAAGTGGTTGGTGCCTGCCACCGTGGACGAGCGCAGGTTCGCGGTGTTCAACGTCGGCGGTGGCCGCAAGCAGGATCGAAAATTCTTCGAAGACATGCGGGTGGGCATGGAGCGCGGCGGCTACGCCTGCCTACTGCGCTTCCTGCTGGACTACGACTTGACCGGCATCGACGTGAATGCCGCGCCGAACACCCAGGGGTTGATAGACCAGAAGCACGCCAGCCTGCAACCAGAGCAGGAGTGGTGGCTTGACTGCCTGTCCTCGAACTCCCTGGTCGGCAGCGATTGGGACGGCGTGCTGCCAGACCTGATCCCGACCAACCGCGTGCGGTCGTCATTCGAGAGTTGGGCGCGGGGGCGGAACATCCGGTCGCGTCTGCCTGGCCGCAACGACTTCAGCCGAGCATTGCTGGCCATGGCGCCTAGCATGGAAAAGCTCAAGACCAAGCCAGATGAACCTGAGGACAGCACCTATTCCTACAAGAACCCAGGGATAGGGAAGCTGCGGGACGACTGGGACAAATTCATTGGAGGGAAAAATGAGTGGAACGATTGAACAAACCTATCTATTGGAAAGGAAAGATAGCATGAACTTGACTACACAAGAAGCCGCAGACCGTATGCGACTAACCGTCAGAACCCTGGCCAACTGGCGTGTAAGGGGAGACGGCCCCCGCTTCATCAAGATGGGGCACAAGGTTCTTTACCCTGTGACTGAGATCGAGGCGTTCGAGCAGCGCCAGCTTCGGGACAGCACGGCTCATAAAAGAAAGCGCCCGTGACCGCAGGCTGATGCTGAGACTCCAACGCGTCCGTTCATCCTACCAACACCAGCGGCGGCGCAGAACTCATGATTTCTGCCGGGCTAACCCCATAGTACCCGAAACCGCCGTGCGGTACAAGCGGGAACGGTTTGCTACCAGTGTGCTACCAGCGGCTTTCTTGCTACCCGGAAATTTCACCGTAACTTGTTGGAAAAATTGGCTCCCCGAGTAGGACTCGAACCTACGACCTAGCGATTAACAGTCATTTTCAAGGGGATAATTGAGGGTACCCGGGCATCACAAACCTATTGCAAACAAAGGAAATTGTGTTATTCTACATACCTGAACATCACTGATTGTTGCTACCAGTGTGCTACCAGCAAACAACCATCCACGGAGCGAGGCGCGCCTCATGTCTGAGCTGAACGAACGGAACATCAAAGCCGCCAAGCCTGGCGAGACGTTGTGGGACGCCAACGTCAAGGGGCTGCATCTGCGCAGCTTTGAAGGCGGCAAGGCGTTCTACCTTTACTACCGCACCAAGACCGCCGCGCAGCGCAAACCAAAGCTGGGCGAGTACGGCGCCATCACCTTGGCGCAGGCGCGCAAGGTGGCGCAGGAGATGCTCAGCGAGGTGGCCGCTGGCCGTGACCCCGCAGCCAGTCGTGCTGAGGCCAAGGCCGAGCCTACGGTGCAGGACTTGTGGAACGAATACTGGAAGCGCCACGGCAGCAAGAAGAAGACGGGCGAGTCCGACGAGCGCCGTTGGCGGCTGCACATCGCGCCGCACTTTTCCCGCAAGAGGTTGTCCGAGATTAGCTACGGCATGGTGGCGGATATGCACGAGGCCATATCGCAGACCGCGCCTATCGAGGCCAACCGCGTGCTGGCGCAGCTTTCCAAGATGTTCAACTTTGCCAACCGCCCATTGGAGTGGATGGAGCGCAACCCTGCCAAGGGGGTCAAGCGCAACAAAGAGAACAAGCGCGAGCGCTACATGAAGGGGGAGGAAGCGGCAAAGATTGCAGAGCTTCTGCACTCCCACGCCGAGTCGCACCCCGCTTCTGTGGCGTTCCTGTATCTGTTGATATTGACTGGGGCGCGCAAGGGCGAGATTGCCAAGGCCAGCTGGTCGCAATTGGACGGGACAAAGTTGGTGCTGTTCGCGCACAAGACAGACCACACGGGTGACAAGCGGGTGATCCACCTGCCCCAGCCCGCTATGGAGGTGTTGGATCGTCTGCCCAAGACTAGCGCCACCATCACGGGCGTGCAGTCCCCTAAGAAGCTGTGGGACAAAATAAGGGTTGAGGCGGGTTGCCCTGATTTACGGATGCACGACCTCAGGCATTCATTCGCCAGCGCAGCTATCGCTGCGGGCTTGTCGTTAGCGCAGATAGGAGAACTGCTTGGGCACAAGTCCACGCAGACCACCAAGCGCTACGCTCACCTTATGGACGAGGTGGCCTCTGCTGCCGCCACCGCGACCGCTGATCGTATCCTGGCAGCTATGGAGATTTCATGATGACAAACTTTATCAAGCAGGCGTTGTTGCGCCTGTTGCCTGGCCTTATCCTAGGCGTGCTGTTTATAGGTGGCATCGCTGCCATTCCCGACAGCAAGGTCAAGCGGGCGCAGGAGAGCTGGCGCATCCTGGATTTTCCAGCCGAGAATGAAGACTACTACCCACCACAGGATTTTTAGATATGAACCCATTATTAGCTAGCTGGCATGAACTTGATATTTTAATAGATTTTGTTGGTAAAGCAGTGGAAATGTGGGGATGGGTTTTTGATGATTTTACTAGGATTTTGGGGGCTTTTTGGGAGGAAAACGGTTTCTTAGGATGGCAAAGCGACATTGATGATGGCAACATGCCAACCCACTGGTGCTATCCGCCAACAGAGGAGAAGGTAGATGACTGACAATGTTAGCCTCATAAATATACGCAGTGATGCCGAATTTTGGAGGGTTTATACTCAATCTATAGAAGAATCAAGAAAGGCGGTTGAAAAAAACAGAAAAGAAGAACTTACTTTTAGGCAAGAGCTTGACACAATAAGGGGCAGCCTTTCTTGTAAAAAATGTAGGGAAAACCCAACTTGGGAATACTTCTCGGTTGTGGATACTTTCGATACAATACAATTGAGTTTTTTCTGCCCAAACAGTTGCCAATTAGATAGTTGCAAAATAAAATTGCGTTCGATGATGTCGAATTATCATGTGTTTGACTATATTAAGGACTTTATAAAAGATTTAATAAAAAAGGAGATGTATGAATATGATATGGAAAAATACTATCAAATACAAGAAAAATTTAAGGAATTTAATGCAGAGAAAAGGACTGATTGATGGCGCAACTGGTAAAATACGAAATCCCCATGCGAAGCATTTATTGGCGTATCGCGGCAACGATTGCATTGTGCTTTTCAGTGTTACAGATAAACGACACTGATTTTTGGCTGTATTTTTTTTATGGGGTAGGAAAAACTTCCTTTGTAGCATTTGTTGGGCGGCTTTTATGGCGAAGTTTGCCATGCAAAAAAACATTGGTTCATAGAAAGGGCGATAACGATGTACACTAGAGAAAAATACCGTGCATTGCTAGATGAAGCACTGCGTGAAGCTAAGGATAAACGCATAGTTAGCAAGGAAGTTTCAAGCAAAACACTGGCCAATGCCAATGATTTTATTGACAACCAAAGTTGCTTAGAATTGTTTGACTTTCCAAGTATTTCCGTAGGGTGCGACATATCAATTTTGTTTGAATGGCTTTTCCTATTGGTTCAAAGTGTTCTTGGATACGCCTTTGACTTTCTCAACAGTACGCATTCCACCTAATCCAAGAATACCGCCCAATGCCCACCCTAGCAAGTCTGTATCTATGTTGGGCAAAGTCGGGATTACTTTGTTGAACAGCGCACAAAGGAAAAGCAAAAATGGCTGAAGAATAAGAATGTACGCAAATGAAAAACAGCATACCCACCCGACCGCTGGCCGCCATCCCGACACAAATAGATTGCTGCTGGCCGCCTCAATTTTATTTATTTCAAGCTGGCCAGTGGCTAATTGTGTTGCCGAGGCCAATTCAGCAAGCTCACCACGTTGTTCCAATTCTTGTAGTTTTAATATGGCTTCAGCTTTAGTCGCAGGGTCAGGCCATATCTTATTTATGACTGTGCTGGCCAGATTAAATACGCTATCAACTACCATTACTTATCGGCTTTCGAATCCAGTTTGTCGAAGATCTGACGGAGAAACATTTTCACCTCATCAATGTCGGCGCGGTAGTCATCCTTCTGCACATAGATCATGGGCAGCTCTGACATCTTGTCTTCCAATTTTTGGATGGTGCGTGTGAGATTGGTGGCGACATAGACCGCCAGAAACCCTGCCACGCTGACAATGAGATTAAAAAGCTGTTGGTTGTCCATGGCTTTTACTCGTAAAGGATGTTGATAGAACCCGCGTCGAAGGTGTCAGTGCCGTTCGAAGTCGTGACAGCCAGCTGTGTCAGCGTGCCAGAGAGAGGCACCACACCCGCAACGGTATGTGTCCACGCGACCGAGCTTGTGGCAAACACACCTTTCGCCGCCCAGATGTTATTCGCCGCGTCTACCAGCGTGAAGATTATCGAACCATGGTAGACGTAAGCCGCACTAGGCACGTTGGTGTAGATGTCGAAGCCAGCGGTCTGGTTGACTGTGGCCGCGCCGCTGCTGATCACCGAACCCGCGCCCAAATAGCCTGATGTAGCCAAGCCACCGGCTGGCCCCAGCCTAAAACGGATAAGAGCGCTGCCACTCAGACTGACACCATTCAATGAAACGGTGATGCGCTTGACCCAATTGGGAATGCCCGTAAACGGAATTGACGTGCCGCTGGTGCTGTTCTGCACGGTACCTAGCGTCAAAGGTTGAGACAATTTCGCTGGGGTCACATTCGCGTCCGTTATCTTCGCCGTGGTGACGGCGTTGTTGGCGAGTTTGGCTGCGGTCACAGAGCTGTCAGCAAGCGCCTGGGTGTTTAAGTTACCGTCGGCGATGACGTCTGAAGTTACTTGGGTAGGCATTACGCGGCCTCCCGCAATTTCTTGTACGCACGGATGGCGCGTGGCCAGATACCAGAAGCCGCCAGCCCTATCACTAACCCAACGGCCACGGAGAATAGCACCAGGTTGTTGTAGAATACCGCGATGGCGAGAAGGCTGCCCGACAACCAAAAGGCAAAGTCTTGAATGCTGTCGCGTAGAGTGCGCCAGCCATCCTGTGGCACGCTCGTCAGATCCCACGTCTCGATAGCCCCTGAAACAATGACGTTAAGTGTTAGCGCCCAGAACCAACCTCCGCCCAACAACAGCGCCAGTCCGCCAATGAAAACCCCCAGTAATGCGTGGGCGAATTGGTTGGTGATCCAACCGTACCAATCTTCCCCCTGATCGTCAGGGGTAGCCAAACTGGATACAACCAAAGCCCAAACATTAACCATTATTGAAATCACCTCGTGTTAAAAATAATTGATCCATAAGCACATCGGGGATTCCAAGCACCATTTGTAATTGCGCGATGATGGGATAATCACGGCCAACCTGCACCATCGTCACCCAAGTGAAGGTGATCTTGTCGCGCTCAGCCGCTGTCAGAGTTAGGCCGCCAGCGATAGCTTGGGCAACGCCTGCTGCTAAAGGAGCGGGCAGGTTATAAGGCGCAGTTTGCAACTGCGCGGCTGTGGGCGTTCCCCCCGCAACCGCTGCCTCAACAATCTGTTTGAGGGGATAGGGCAATTCCGCCTGTTTTGCCGCAGCCAAAATGCCAGCATAGGTCAAAACACCCATGTTGACCAAGCCTTGCTGAAACTCGCCAGGTGTTAGGATGGGGAAGGAAGGGGGTTGTTGGATAGCCGAAAACAACGCCTCAATCTCACTATTTGTCAAATGAGGGTTGCCAGCAAAATCAATCACGATGCTAGAGCCATCGTCGTCAACCCGCCATCCTTGGTATCCCAGGCTCTCTAAAACTTTAGTTATTTCAGGTAATGTCAACATATTCATTCCTATGGTGTGTATTCATAAACAATAAGAGTGCATTTGCTTGCACCCCCGTATATACGGCCGCCAGAATTTCCATTGACATATATAGTACCCCCACTTTCACCAACTCTGACCCTATAAGTCCTGGCTGACGTGCTACCAGCAACCTCATCATGAGAAACGGAAGTATTCTGCACATATACAGTATTTGATCCTGACCCCCCCACCGCTAAAGCGTTTGCCGCTGAATCCCGGAAGATTGCCGCACATGGCCTCCCCCCGCTGCTGCCATTAAGCTGGCAGACGCTCAATACGGCGATTCGATTGGTTGAGCTTAACGGAGTAATAGCTTGGGTCATAATCTCAACACCCTCCGTAATTTGCGGTATTGTGTCATCAAAAGGAATTTGAGTGGCGGAGCTTGTGTAGGTTGTGTACTCAACATAAAAATATTGTACTATTTTATTTGATGCTATCTCACTAAAATTAACAGCTCGGACATCACCAGTTGCCCCGCGTCCAACTACTTGCGAGGCTGAAAGTGCTAGGTCGCTTGCAACACCAGAAGATGCGGCAGCTCTAACTTTTACAGTGTTAGCTGCCATGTCTGCTAGCAAGGTGTTACTGACCGCGCTATTGGCGATCTTTGCCGTGGTAACTGCACCATCAGCAATCTTTGCAGTGGTGGCCGCGTTGTCTGCAATTTTAGCAGATGTAACCGCGCCATCCGCGATCTTTGCTGTGGTTACGCTGGTGTCGCTGGGGACGCCGATACCCAACGTTGTCCCCCAACGCACAAAGATGTTACCTGTGCCGGCGGCAGGAGCGCCGCTCACGAAGGTGAGCGTGCTGCCCGACAACGTGTAGTCTGTTGTGGGTCGCTGGCGCACACCAGAGATAAACACTTCCAGGTTTGCGATAGCGCCAGGTGACGTGGACAATGTGAACGCCGTCTGCGCGCCCGTACCATTGAACGTCTGTGTGGAGAACCCGCTTGAACCCGCAACAGTTAGCAGACTGGTCGGATCGTAAGTGGTCAACGCACTGCCCGCAGCGTTGAACCCCAACAGTTGCAACGGCTGCGCTGTGGGCAGGCTGGTTGAGATGCCCGTTGTGGCGGCAGGCAACGCAATGGAGCGGCTGAGGTTTTCGTTGACCTGCTGCGCCAGCATCGTCAACTGATCGAGCGCCCTCTCGTGTGACTCCGCAGGAAACGGGTCGTTGGGAACGTAGTCGGTTAACTGGGTGAAGGGTACGTTACGAAGGATGCTGATCTTCTGCGAAGGGTACGTTACGAAGGATGCTGATCTTCTGCGCAGCCGTAGGAGCCACGGTGCAGGTAACAGTGCCGCCAGCAGGGACACCCGCCCCTGTAACCGTGTAATCCGTCCCCAAAGCCAAGGTGGTGCTGACCCCTGTGGCAATCACAGTGCGCAACACGGTCAGGTGAGTGTTGTCTAGAAAATAGAAAGGTACGGTAAAGGCCGTGGTTACGCCGTTACCAGTATAATCTGCTCTTGATGTCGTTGTGTTGACGGTCACGGCGGCCTCTCAATTGGTGTGATTATCGCATCATTTGGGTTATTGTGGAAGGGTTTTGGTTTGCAGTCGCTTCTCCAATTCAGTGCTGATTTGGAGCGCCTTCTGCATAATCTGTTCAGGAGGAACCGCAAACGCCTTTCCTACCTTACGGCTCTGCTCAAACACTTTTTCAATTGCAATGCGTTGCGCCATATCAGGCATGGTGTCCCACCAAGGGGAATTGACCATCAACTGAATGCCTTCGTACGCGACCTTGCCGGACTTCTCTGCAAAAATATCACGTTGTTCGGGCGTCAATTCTATTTTACCCAGTTTGGGATCGCGCCCCGCAGGCAGTTCAATGTTGTCGGGCGCTTTAGACACACCGACACCCAGGCGCGCAACCTCAGTGCGAACTTTGTCGGTGCTTTCTGTGGAAACCGTGATGGGGCTGATACCTGCCAAACGATCCTTTGCGGGGATTGGCTCGCCAAACGGATCACGTTTGGGGTTGCCGCGACAACGTTCGACAGTCCTTGTAAGAAAGTTTGGTTGGTTATTGAATTGGCAAAAGCGATTGAAATAATTTTTGGTATTTTATCTCTCTCCTCTTCTCCCATATATTCCCAAGCCGCTGCTGCGTCAGCCGCCATGCCGACTAACGTGCCTACTGGCTGGAGACGTTGGTAATTGTACCATGTGTTTCCGATTTTTTTTGAATAAGGCTGCCAACCACTTGCCAATTGCGCGGCGCGCTTACGTGTGTCTGGATCGCCTTGACCCGATATGTTTCCAGACAGCGCCATGGCGAATACAGTTGAGAAAAGAGCGGTACCGACGACCAACTCAGCCGCAGCTTTGTCCGCTTCGACACCACCTTTACTAATGGCGTTCCGCCAGTCCTTCATGATTGGCGCAGCAGGGCTTAATCTGAATGTTTCTTTGAACACGTTAATAGGTGATTGTGTGAAAGGAACCGCCCATTCCAAATAATACTCTTTTATAAGTCTTTGAACTGCGCGGCCCTTCGACCCCAGCGGTGCGTTAAATGTGAAGCGTTCGCCCGCAGCATCAATCTGCTCCACCATTTTGTCGGTCGGGCTAGCTGCAATACTTGCAACACGTTCACGGAACTCACGGGTGGCGGGGTTATACCCTTCTTGCGCAGCCTGCCGTGTAGCCAAAGTAAAAGCCTCGCCACGTTCGTTGAGAGTGCGAAAGAACGCGTCGGCGGCTGATAAAGTCCGAAGAGGAAATCGTATAGCCTCACCCAGCTTACCCTCAATCGCTTTACGGTGAGATTCTGTTTTACCCGACATGTTTTCGCCTGTTTTCAACACGGAGAGCATGGATTTCGCGCCGTCGATGGTGCCGTGGATGTTTCCAACAACGCGCGCTAAAGGCTCTATCGCCGACATAGCTTCGGGGGCGCCACGGGCGCGGTTAATCGCCACTGCCGTTGCGTCAACCAAAGGCCGCGTAGCCATAAAAGTCAGGTTGCCCATGATGTTGGCAACTTGAGTTACCGGCCCCGACACAAGCCCCGATTTCCACGCCTCAATGACTTTTTCCCATAAGGACGCTTTGGACGCCTTGACAGCGAAGGTGCTGAGTTGAGTAACATCGCCTAGTTCGCCGACCATCTGCGCGAGTTTTTGCGGGTCATCCCGATACTTGGTCAACAATTCAGACGCTTCTTTCCCTAGTGCGTTGACGTTTTGCGCAGCTTTGCGGGCGTTAAGCGCGCGAGCAATCGCCGCGCCATTGCCTTGGTCAATAGCGTGCAACATGGCCAGCGTCTCGATAGCCTGCGCTTGGCGCGCCGCCATCTCTGGTGTAACGCCAAGCTCGCCCGCAGCACGAATCT